AGGCCGTCACCGCCGCCATGCGCGAGGCCGGAACCGGGCTGAAAACCGCTTGGCGCGGCCAGATCACCGGCGCGGGGCTGGGGAGGCGGCTGGCGAACTCGATCCGGAGCCAGACCTTCCCGAAGGCAGGCGAGAGCCTGAACGCGGCGGCGCTGGTCTGGTCCAAGGCCCCGGTCATCATCGGCGCGCATGACACCGGGCCACTGATCCGGTCCAAGGACGGGTTCTGGCTGGCGATCCCCACTCCGGCTGCAGGCAAGAGCAGCAAAGGCGGCCGCATCACACCCGGTGAATGGGAGCGCCGCACCGGGTTGCGGCTGCGCTTTGTCTTTCGTCGTCGCGGGCCGAGCTTGCTGGTGGCGGAAGGGCGGCTGAACACCAAGGGTCGCGCGGTGGCGTCGCGCTCGAAGACGGGGCGCGGGTTGACCACCGTGCCGATCTTCCTGCTGGTGCCGCAGGTCAAGCTGCGCAAGCGACTGGATCTGGCGCGGGATGCGGAGCGCGCTGTGGACGGGGTGCCGGGGCTGATCGTGGCGAAGTGGGTTGAGGGCAAGACCTAGCCTGAACAATGGACTCAAGAGGGGCGAACTGTATCAGGTAAATATTCCAACACCTTAGGCTGCAACCCTAGGGGCGCTCGAAACAAACTGGACGACTTTGGCGACGGCCTGCCTTTCGTCACCTTCATAAACGCCGACTGAGTCCAGCCTATTCATGGCTCGGGTCCGTGTATGCTTGGAAACAGCATTTTCACGCTCCAGCAGCGCCGCAACCAACGGCCGGGTTTCACCGGCGCCCTGAGTTTCGGACCGAAGAAGCATAGCCTCAACTAGCGATAGGTCATTCTGCGCAAGATACAGAGCCACCGGGGCGCGGCCAGCTTGCCGCAGGACCAGATCAGCGCGCAAATCTGCGCTTTGCTCATCTGCTGGAGCGTTCTCCAGTATTTCGACGTCTGAAGGCAATGACGATGAAAGCGCTGTCCGCACGTCTTCCTTGAACGTGCTGCGAACGCGATCTGCCGTCATCTGTACCAGATCAGAAACCCTCACGAGGGCCACAATGAGACGGATCGCGTGCGCAGGAATGTCGGATTTCGAGATTGGACCTGTCGAAATTTCCAGTCCATCTTCATCGAATGCAGCATCAGCAGTTTCGAGGATCGACGCGAGCGCCTTCCTCCTTTGATCTGACGCAAGATCGTAGCCGGATGCGATCAGTGACGGCAGCAACCGCCCGGCATCTTCCAGTTTCCAGTGGCCGGTGCTGTCGGGGCCGATCGCATACAGACCCGCTGGATCGCCTTCGATTTCAAACAGTGTCGTGCTGATGCCGAAGCCACAAGGAAGCTCCGTCACGCTGACACTGTCACAAAAGGCTTTGCAGAGTTCCTGCTTCACAGTAAGGGCTCGTCGCTATCGCCGCGTGCATGCGGCAGGTTGAAAAGGCTGTGAGCGACAGAAATCGCCCAGTCATCGAAGCCCGATATCACATCGGTGCCGAACCGGCTATCTCCTCCGCAAGGCCGCTTCCGGGCATCAGCACCGATGACGACGCCGCTTTGTTTCGTCTCATACGGCTGGTAGTGAACATGCCAACCTGGATGCGATCCATGGTGCTCGATCCGACATAGTACGGTCATGTCACGGTCCACCAAGTGACCAAGCATTGCCATGAACTCCTGCTTCTCCGCCTTGTGGGCAAGCAAAACGCGGTATTGCTCACCGCTCACCGCAAACGAAATCAGACGCCAAGTCCAAGTTCCCGCCAAACGATAGGAGTGGTTGCTGCGAAGGGGAAACGCGGTCTTTGGCATCTTCTTGCCAGTTGTCCAATTTCCGGTGCTAACCTGATCTTTACCTGCGGACCGGACCCACGCTGCGCCCTTTGCCATAACTGCTCCAAATCACCTTTTTGCCAAAAATAGCACAGACTTCGCAAAACGCGAACGAATCCCGAAGGAGACTTTGTGGGCATCGCTATTGAGGTTTTCCAGAGTTGCAAGCACAGGAACGAATAGGATGCCCACCAGCCGCGAAACCGTCCTCGCCGCGCTGCATGCGCGGCTGCAGCCGCTTGCAGCCCTTGTTCTGCGCGATGACGTGCTGCCCGAACGGATCCCAGCAGCCGGTCTGATCATCCTGCGGGACGGCCAGCCGGGTGAGCCGGAGGTGACGCTGTCGCCCCTGCGCTACCATTATCAGCACCACGCCGAGTTGGAGGTCGTCGTCCAGGCGGGCACCGGTCGGGCCAGCGCCTTCGACACCCTGATCGCCAGTATAGGCTCGGCGTTGGAGGCCGACCGCACCCTCGGCGGCCTCTGCGATTGGGTCGAACCCGAAGCGCCGGCGTCGGTCGATCTGCCCATCGAGGGCGCGGCGGCGCTGAAAGCGGCGGTGATCACCGTCATCTTGCACTATTCCACCACCGGCCCTCTGGCCTGACACCCCCAACATTGAGGAGACCCCCATGGCACGTGCGCAAGGCGCGCGGGCGCAGATGGCGCTCGCGTTCGAGACGACCTATGGAACGCCCCCCGTAGGCGGTTTCACGAAGATGCCCTTTGCCAGCACCTCGCTGGGATCGGAACAGCCGCTCCTGAACTCAGAACTGCTGGGCTATGGCCGCGATCCTCTGGCCCCGATCAAGGACGCGGTGACGGCGGATGGCGATGTGGTGGTGCCGATCGATGCCGCGGGCTTCGGGTTCTGGCTCAAGGCGGCGTTTGGCGATCCGACCAGCACTGGCATTGGGCCCTACACCCACGAATTTCGGTCGGGCAGTTGGACGCTGCCCTCGATGTCGATCGAGACCGGCATGCCGGAGGTGCCGCGCTATGCGATGTATTCCGGCTGCGTGCTGGATCAGCTGAGCTGGCAGGTGCAGCGCGCGGGGCTGTTGACGGCCACCGCGCGGCTAGTGGCGCAGGGTGAGGCGATTGCCACCACATCCGCCGCAGGCACGCCTGCCGATCTGGCGCTGAAACGGTTTGGCCACTTCAACGGCGCAATCAGCCGCAACGGCACGGCGCTGGGCAACGTGGTCTCGGCCGAGATCACCTACGCCAACAACCTCGACCGGATCGAGACCATCCGCAGCGACGGCAGGATCGACGGGGCCGACCCAAGCATCGCAGCCCTCACGGGGCGCATCGAGGTCCGCTTTGCCGACAGCACGCTGGTGAGCCAGGCCATCAACGGCAATCCCGCCGAGATCAGCTTCGCCTATGTCCTCCCCTCGGGCGAAAGCTTCACCTTCACCGTGCACGCCGTCTATTTGCCGCGACCCCGGATCGAGATTTCCGGACCGCAGGGCGTGCAGGCCACCTTCGACTGGCAAGCGGCGCGCGACACCGTGGTGGGCCGAATGTGCACCGCAACCCTGATCAACGATCTGGAGGCCTATTGATGATCCGCCTGAACCTGACCGCCGGCCCCGAATGGCTGGACCTCGCCCCCGGCCTGCGCCTGCAGGTCGCCCCTCTGACCACCGCCGTGATGGTCTCGGCCCGCGCCGATGCTGCCGTCGAGGCCCTGCCCCAGGATGCCAGTCAGGAAGACCTGGCGCTCGCCATGGCCAAGGCCATCGCCCGCCGCGCCGTGCTGGATTGGGAGGGCGTGGGCGATGACGAAGGCAATCCAGTGCTGGTCACGCCCGAGGGCATTGATGCCCTGCTGGAAATCTGGCCGGTCTTTGAGGCGTTCCAGACCTCTTATGTCGCGCGGGGTCTCATTCTGGACGCGGAAAAAAACGCCTCCGCGCCCTCGCCGACTGGTCCTTCGGCGGGGGCGACCGATACTGCGCAGCCTGTTCCGGCCCCTGCCCCGACTGCCCCGCAAGACTGAGCCGACCCAAGACGAAGGAAGGCTGGCAGGTCTGGGATCTGGTCGGCCGCCTTGGCGGGCAGTTGCGCGTGATCCCCGGCGCGGTCTTGGGCTGGGACATGGGCGCGGCCCTCGCGATGGCGCAGGCGCTGGGCATCGCCCCCCTGATCGCCGCCGAACTGCTGCCCGAGATCGAGGCGGTGATGGTGCGCAAACTCAACGAAGAGATGGAAGGAAGCCGCGATGGCTGAGAAACGCGTGTCCGTCCGCCTCGTGGCGGAAGGCGGCCGCCAGGTGCGTGCAGAGCTCGAGGGCGTGGGCGCGGCTGGCGCGCGCGGCTTTGGCCGTCTCAGCCGCGAGATGGATCTGGCCAATGCCCGCGTTGCCGCCTTTGCCCGCCGCGCCACGCTGGCCGCCGCCGCCGTCACGGCCGCGCTCGCCGCCGCCGGGGCCGCGATGATCCGCTCGGGGCTGCAGACGGTGGACGCGCAGGCCAAGCTCGCGGCCTCGCTCGGCACGACCGTGGCCAGCATTCAGGTGCTGGAGCGCGCGGGCGATCTGGCGGGTGTGTCGATGGGTCAGGTCGAACAGGCCACCGTGCAGCTGACACGGCGGCTGAGCCAGGCCGCTGCCGGGACCGGCCCCGCCGTGGACGCCCTGCGCCGCCTGCGGCTCTCGGCCGAGGATCTGCAACGCCTGCCGCTGGATCAACGCATCGCCACCATTCAGGAGGCGCTGGGCCAGTTTGTGCCAGAGGCCGAGCGCGCCGCTGTCGCCTCGCAGCTCTTTGGCGACCGGGCAGCACTGGTGTTCACCCGGATCGACACGGCCACCTTGCGGCAAGCGACGGCAGATGTGCAGGATTTCGGGGTGGTGGTCTCGGAGGCTGACGCCAGCCAGATCCAGCGCACCAATGACGCGATCTCCCGGCTGGGGCTGATCTGGCGCGGGGTCTCGAACCAACTGGCGGTGGCGGCGGCCCCGGCGCTTGAGGCTGTCGCCAATGCGCTGGCCGCTGTCGCGCGCACCACCGGGCCACTGGGGACTGCGATCAAGGCGCTTTTTGACAATATCGGACGGCTGGCGTCCATCGCCGCGACCTTTGCCGCCCTCATGGCCGGGCGCTGGGTGGCCGGACTGGCAGCGGCGGCGCTCTCGGTGCGCGGGCTGGCGACCGGGTTGGTCGTCCTGCGAGGAGCGCTGATCCGCACCGGGATCGGCGCGCTGATTGTGGGTGCGGGCGAGCTGGTGTTCCAGTTCACAAGGCTGGTCGCGGGCGCAGGCGGCGTGGGCGGGGCGTTCCGGCTGCTGGGGGATCTCGCCAAAGAGGTCTGGTCGCGCATGGGACTGGCGCTCGACGCAGCCCTTGCCAACATGGCGGCGGGCTGGGAGGAGCTGAAGGCATCCGGCCTGTCGGCACTTGAGGGCACCATCGCAGGCGTGGTGAGCTTCGGCGACCGGACGGCGGCGATCTTTCAGGGGGCCTTTGATGCCGCCGTGGCGATCTGGGAGCGACTGCCCGGTGCCATCGGGGACTTCGCCTTCCAGGCCGCGAACGGGCTGATCTCCGGCGTCGAGGCGATGCTGAACGGCGTCGTCACCCGCATCAACCGCTTCATCGAAAGCTTGAACGCGGCCCTTGCCCTGCTGCCGGAATGGGCCACCGGCGAGGGCGGCGTGCGGATCGGCACGCTGGATCAGGTGGGCCTCGCACGGATCGGCAATCCGTTTGAAGGCTCTGCCGAAGCGGCGGGCACTGCGGCAGCCGATGCCTTTTCGGCCGCCCTGTCGCGCAGCTTCCTGGAACCCCCCGATCTTGGCCTCGGCGCGATGGCCGAGGATGCCCGCACCCGCGCCGATGGGTTTCGCGAGGCGGCGGGCGTGCTGGCCGATGCCGCCGGGCGACCGCTCGCCAGTCTGCAGGCACTGCGCGACGCGATGACCGGCAGCGGGGCGGAGGCCGACGCCGCGCTGGCCGGGGCCGCCGCCGCAGCAGCCGCGCTGGGCGAGGAACTTGACGACACTGGCGGTGCCGCAGGTCGCGCCGGGGCGGCTGGTCGCGCTGCGGGGACCGCGACCGCTGAAGGCGCAAAAACCGCCCTGACCGGCTGGACCGCCGTCACCGCCACGCTGGCCGACTATGCCGCCAGGGCCCGCGACATTGGCGGCGACATAGGTCAGACACTGGTCGGGGCCTTCCAGAGCGCCGAGAATGCGGTGGGCGAGTTTGTGAAGACCGGCAAGCTCGACTTCGGCGATCTGGTCACGTCGATGATCGCCGATCTGGCCAAACTGGCGGCGCGGCGCTTCATTCTCGGGCCGATCGCCAATGCCCTGTCGGGCGCGCTGGGCGGTGCGGGCGGGTTGTTCGCCAGCATCCTGCACGCGGGCGGCGTGGTCGGATCGCCGGGCCCCGGTCGCATGGTGCCAGCGCTGGCCTTTGCCAATGCGCCGCGCATGCACGCGGGTGGCTTTGCCGGACTGCGCCCGGACGAGGTTCCGGCGATCCTGCAACGCGGCGAACGGGTGCTGTCGCGTCGAGAGGCGGCTGGCTTTGGCCAGGGACAGTCCGCAGCACCTGCCGTCAATGTCACCATCAACGCGCGTGACGCCGACAGCTTCCGGCAGTCCAGAACACAGGTCGCCGCCGACATTGCCCGCGCGGTGTCGCTGGGCCAGAGGGGCATATGATGGCGTTTCATGAGGTGCGCTTTCCCGACAACATCAGCCGCGGGGCACGCGGCGGGCCGGAGCGGCGCACACAGGTGGTGGAATTGGCGAGCGGTGACGAGGAACGCAATGCCAGCTGGGCCAATTCGCGCCGCCGCTATGATGTGGCCTACGGCATCCGCCGCGCTGACGATCTGGCGGCGGTGGTGGCCTTCTTTGAGGCGAGAGGCGGGCGCCTGCATGGGTTTCGCTTCAAGGACTGGGCGGATTATAAATCCGCCCTGCCGTCGCAGCCGGTCGCCCCAACCGATCAGCTGATCGGCACCGGCAATGGGGCCGTCACCAGCTTCGCCCTTCTGAAGCACTACGCCTCCGGTGCCCAAAACTGGACCCGCGCCATTGCCAAACCGGTCGTGGGGAGCGTTCGCCTTGCCCTGAACGGGGTCGAGCAGATGTCGGGCTGGAGCGCTGATCCCACCACCGGCAGCGTCACCTTCATCACCGCTCCCGGCGCGGGCGTAGCGATCACGGCGGGCTACGAGTTCGACGTGCCGGTGCGGTTTGACACCGACACGCTCGACGTCACCCTCGATCTTGAACGGCTCGGGTCGATCACCTCCATTCCGCTCATCGAGATCCGGCGGTAGGGGCACGGCTCAGGCCACGCACAGATGGCAGTTGCGCCCTCACGGATGCGGTCGTCGTTAGCGGGTTCGGGGGCCGGGCTTGCGGATCAGCGGCACAACCCGGTTCTCCTCCGGCGGCGTGGCCTGCTTCAAGGCGTCCAGAAATGCGTCAACCTTCACCACATCAATGGTCAGATCGGCATCCTCAAGTGGGACCGCAGGCGCGGCCTCGCTGTCGTCATCTGGGTCGTCGGGAATATCCTGCGTCATCACCACCGCCCTCTCACGCAACTCGGGTCCCCAGTTAGTTGGCTGCCGTTGCGACACATATCAAGGTTTATCCATGAAGACCCTCTCCCCAGACCTGCAGGCCCATCTCGACGATGGCACCACCACGCTCGCCTGGTGCTGGCGGATTTCGCGCAGCGATGGCGTGGCGCTGGGCTTCACCGATCATGATCGCGCGCTGGTGTTCGATGGCACCGCATTTGAACCCGAAAGCGGGTTTGCCGCCTCGGAGATCCGCGCAGGCTCTGATCTGGCGGTGGATGCGCAGGACGCGAGTGGCGTGCTGAGCTCGGATCGGATCACCGAGAGCGACATTCTCGACGGGCGCTGGGACAATGCGGCGGTGGAACTGTGGCGGGTGAACTGGGCCGACACCAGCCAGCGTGTGCTCCTGCGCCGCGGTGCGGTGGGTCAAATCCGGCGCGGGCGGATCGCCTTCGTGGCCGAGGTCCGCAGCCTCGCGCATGTGCTGGGGCAGACCGTCGGGCGGACGTTTCAGGCGGGGTGCGATGCGGAACTTGGCGATGCGCGCTGCGGCATCGATCTGGAAAACGCGATCTACAAGGGCACAGGCGTGGTGACCGACCTGCTGCGCGACCGCGCCTTCCGGGCCTCGGGGCTCGCAGGGTTTGAGGCCGGGTGGTTTGCCGCCGGGACCCTCACATGGACCAGCGGGGCGAATGCCGGGCGGATCACCGAGGTGCTGGCGCACGGGCTGGCGGGCAGTAGCGCCACCCTGACCCTTTTGGAAGCGCCAGTGCGCGCCATTGCTGAGGGTGACAGTTTCATCGCGCGCGCGGGCTGCGACAAGCGCATCGCCACCTGCACGGGCAAGTTCGCCAACACCCCCAACTTCCGGGGCTTCCCACATATCCCGGGGCAGGACGCGGTCCTCAGATATGCATCGCAAGATGGCAGCCATGAGGGAGAAGTCCTGTGATGACCGCCGATCCCGCCCGTGTCATCGCCACCGCCCGCCGCTGGCTCGGCACGCCCTATCACGACCAGGCGAGCCTTTGCGGGGTTGGCTGTGATTGCCTTGGCCTCGCGCGCGGCGTCTGGCGCGAGGTGGTGGGCGACGAGCCCTTCCCGATCCCGCCCTACAGCCGGGACTGGGGCGAGACCGGGCCGCATGAAGTGCTGGCCGACGGTGCACGCGCGATGATGCCGGAGATCACGTCCGCCGACGCGCCGCCCGGCGCGCTGGTGCTATTCCGCATGGCCCCGCGCGCCATCGCCAAACATGTCGGGATCCTGACCGGACCCCAAAGCTTCATCCACGCCTGTGAGCACCTTGGTGTGATCGAGCAACCGTTCACCCCAAGCTGGCGGCGGCGCATCGCCTTCGCCTTCCTCTTTCCCGAGGGGGGCTGACTTGTGGCAACGCTTGTCCTCGGCGCCGTCGGCACCGCCATTGGCGGCAGCATCGGCGGCAGCCTCCTTGGCGTGAGCGCCGCCACCATCGGCGGTTTTGTCGGCTCATCCATCGGGTCGGTGGTCGACACCTGGATCGTCTCGTCGCTGGCTCCCGCGCAACGCATCGAAGGCCAGCGCCTAGACAGTCTGCGCATCACCTCCTCGACCGAAGGGGCGGTCATCCCGCGCCTCTTTGGCCGGATGCGCATCGGTGGCAACATCATCTGGGCCACGGATTTCCGCGAGGAGACCAAAACCAGCCGTCAGGGCGGTGGCAAGGGCGGCGGGCCAAAGGTCACCACGACCGAGTTTCTCTACTTTGCCTCCTTCGCCGTCGCCCTCTCGGAGGGCGAAGTGACCGGGATCGGGCGCATCTGGGCCGATGGCAAGCCGATGGATCTCTCGGGCGTGACCTGGCGCTGGTATCCCGGCGATGAGGCGCAGGAGCCAGATCCGTTTATTGCCGCCAGGATGGGAGCGGGCAATACTCCTGCCTATCGCGGCACCGCCTATGTGGTTTTCGAGGAACTGGCGCTTTCCGCCTTTGGCAATCGCCTGCCGCAGCTCTCCTTCGAGGTGTTTCGCCCGCTGGCCGATCCCGACACCGCCGAAGGGCTGGTGAAGGCCGTGACGATGATCCCGGCCTCGGGCGAGGTCATCTACGCCACCCAGCCCGTCCGGCGGCTCTCCGGTCCGGGTGGGGCGACCCGCGCCGAGAACATGAACGCGATTTCCGACACCTCCGATATCGTCGTGGCGCTCGACCGGCTGCAAGCCTCGGTTCCGGGCATCGAGAGCGTCAGCCTCGTGGTGGCCTGGTTCGGCGATGACCTGCGGGCCGGGCAGTGCAGGATCCGGCCCGGCGTCGAGCTGCCCGTCAAGATCACCTCGCCCGTCGCCTGGTCGGTGAATGGCGTCAGCCGCGCCAACGCCCTCCTCGTCAGCCGCGACAGCGACGACCGCCCGGTCTTTGGCGGCACACCGGCGGATTTTGCGGTGGTTCAGGCGATCCGGGAGATCCGGGCGCGCGGGCTGCGGGTGACCTTTTACCCATTTCTCTTGATGGATGTGCCCCCCGGCAACAGCCTGCCCGACCCGTATTCCGACAATGAAGCGATGACGGGCCAGCCAGCTTTTCCCTGGCGGGGGCGGATCACCGCTTCGCCTGCGGCGGCGGTCGCGGGAAGCGTCGATAAGACCAGCGCCGCCGCGGCACAGGTCGCGGCCTTCTTTGGCGCGGCCACGCCCGCCAGTTTCAGCCTGTCGGGGGATGTTGTGAGCTGGGCCGGACCCTTGGAGGACTGGGGCCTGCGACGCATGGTGCTGCATTACGCGCATCTCTGCGCGGTGGCGGGCGGGGTCGACGCTTTCCTGATCGGCTCGGAGATGCCCGGGCTGACCACGATCCGGAGCGGGGCCGAGACCTATCCCGCCGTCACCGCGTTCAAATCCCTTGCCGCAGACGTGCGCGCGATCCTCGGGGTGGGCACCGCAATCAGCTATGCCGCCGACTGGTCGGAATACTTCGGGCATCAGCCCAGCGATGGATCGGGCGATGTCTATTTCCACCTCGATCCGCTCTGGGCGGATCCCAGCATCACCTTCATCGGCATTGATAACTACATGCCGCTCTCGGACTGGCGCGACGGGTTTGAGCATGCCGATGCAGCCCTTGCCCCCGCGATTTATGATCGGACCTATCTGCAGAGCAACATCACGGGCGGCGAAGGGTTCGACTGGTTCTACGCCAGCCCGGCTGATCGCGCGGCGCAGATCAGAACGCCTATTACCGATGGCGGCGAGGACAAGCCGTGGGTGTTCCGCTTCAAGGATCTGCGCGCCTGGTGGCAAAATGCGCATTTTGACCGGCCAGGTGGCATCGAGAGCGGCACGCCCACCGCATGGGTGCCGCAATCAAAACCGATCTGGTTCACCGAACTGGGCTGCCCGGCGATTGATCGCGGCACCAACCAGCCGAATGTGTTCTTCGACCCGAAGTCCTCTGAAAGCCAGGTGCCGCACTTTTCCCGCGGCTGGCGGGATGATGCGATCCAGCGCGCCTATCTGGAGGCCATGTATCTCTGGTGGGGTGAGGCCAGGAACAATCCGGTGTCTTCCGCCTATGGCGCGCGCATGGTGCATGTCCCCGAATGCGCCGCCTGGACCTGGGATGCCCGGCCCTATCCGTTCTTTCCGGAACTCACCGATGTCTGGAGCGATGGCCCGAACTGGCGGCTCGGGCACTGGCTCACCGGGCGGCTGGGGGCTGTGTCGCTGGCGGCATTGGTGCGCCAGCTCTGCCTGCGTGCCGGGCTGCCCGAGGAACAAATCGACGTCTCCGAGTTATGGGGCGCGGTCGAGGGCTATGTGATTTCGGCACTGGAAGCGCCGCGCGCCTCGCTCGGCATCCTGGCGCGGCATTTCGGGTTCGATGCGGTGGAAAGCGAAGGCCGCATCAGGTTCCTGATGCGCGGCCGGATTGGCAGCGTGACCATCACCCCCGACAGCATGGTCGCGCCATCGTCAGGATCGGGCGACGTGATGGAACTGACCCGCGCGCAGGAAACCGAACTGCCCCAGGCCCTGAAGTGGCAGATCGCCCGCGCCGACGAGGATTATGACGCGGCGCAGGTCGAGGCCCGGCGCATCACGGTGGACACCGCGCGCATCGCCTCCGAGGCGTTCCCGATAGCGGTGCCGCCGGAAGAGGCCGAGCGCCGCTGCCGCCGCGCCCTGATGGAAGCCTGGGTTGGCCGCGAAACTGCGGCGTTCCGTCTGCCGCCGTCGCGTCTGGCGCTGGATCCGGCTGACGTGATCCTGCTCGATCACGATGGCCGATTGACCGAGATGCGCCTCGTGTCCATCGCCGACTCCGACCTGCGCAGCATTGACGCCGTGCGTCAGGACCGCGCGGTCTATGATCTGCCACCCGGAGAGCGACGCCCGACCACGCTCGCAACTCCAACGGTCTTCGGCGCGCCTGAGATCCTCCTGCTCGATCTGCCGCAGCTGCGCGACGACCAGCCTGCGCACCGGCCCTTGGTCGCGGCCCATGCCAGGCCGTGGCCGGGTGAGATCGCCGTCTACCGAAGTGCGGCAACGGATGGCTTTGCCCTGCTGACCACATTTGGCGCGCGGGCGCGCATGGGCGTGCTGTCGGCGGATTTCCATGCCGGGCCGGTGGCGCGCTTCGATCTCGGCAATGCGCTGCTGGTCGATCTCTATTCTGGCACCCTCGAGAGCGTCACCGATCTCGCCCTCTTGGGCGGCGCCAATGCGCTGGCCGTGGAGACCAGTCCGGGGCTCTGGGAGATTGTCCAGGCGGGCACGGCCGAACTCGTCGCGCCGGGGCGTTACCGCCTGACCCGGTTGCTGCGCGGCCAGCGCGGCACCGAAGGTG